GTCGCCAAGGCTGTAAACCTTGCCGTCGATTTCGTCGCCCTCGAATTGGGCGTAAAGCTTGGGACGATCGACCATGAAGCGAACTCCAGATTGGGGCGGCCGGAGCCGCCCGCATGCGGTTACTGCGCGGCGAGGACGTTGGCGAACAGGTAGCCCGCGAACGGTGCGACCGCCTTCTCCACGATGCTCTCGCCCGTGAGGACCTTGACGCCGCCCCACAGGCCGAGGTCGCCCGGATCGAACGTCGTCTCGCTCGAAACGACGTCGCCCCATTGGAACGTCGTGAGGAAGTTGGGCGAGGCCACGTCCACACCGAGCCCGTCCGGCCCGGTCGGACCCTGGTAGTGGATCGCGAACGAGTCGGGCCAGATATTGCCCGTCGTGAGGGCCTGGCCCCGCTTGCTCGTCTGCTTGAGCGTGTTGCCGACGACGATACGGTCGAGGCCGAGGACCGTCGCGACCTCGTCGAGCGGATAGTAGCGACCCGAGTTGAGCGAACCGCCGAGCGCCACGGCCACCTTGGGATGGCGCCGGAGGATATTGGCGACGCGCTTGGACGTCACACCCACGTTGCCGGGGATCAGCATGCCGGCTTGCGCGTCGACGATCTGCGCCACGGGATCGGAATTATTGTAGTCCGACCATTTCGTGCCGCCGGCAAGGTCCGTGATGTAGCCGGCCGAATAGGAGCTGGCGGACATGGCCATCGCGGCGACGCGAATCTCGCGGTTGAGCTGATTCTTGTCGATCACGTTGCGGACCGCACGGGCGCGGAGCGGGAACGGGATGGTGCCATTACGCGCCGCCGCCTCGTCGCGGTACGGCACCGGCTCCCGGAGCGCATAGTCGATCGTCGCGCCGGTCTGCTCGCCCGCGGTATAGCCAAGCTCATTTGCTCGGCCGAGCCGGTCGATCTGATTGTCGACGACCGTGAACGCTTCGTTGATGTTGTAAACCGGATACTTGAACAGGGGGCCGTCGACGCGGATACGCGGCGCGACTTGGTCCTGCACATAGCCGCGGACACGGGCGTTGACCCCCTGATAGTCGATCGCGATGGCGACGAGGGCGGGGGTAATGACGAATGGGGCCTGGGCCATTGCGATCGCGTTCCTTGCGAGGGGGTTGAAGGGCCGGGGTTAGAAAATGCCGGGCACGATGTAAGCGAAAATGATATCGCCCGCGACGCCCGATACCTCCGCGAACCCGACGATCCGCTGCCCCGCGGCGTTGGCCGTGATGGCCCGGCCATTGGCGTCGGACGTGAGAGGATCGCCGCGCGACACGTTGCCGCCGCACAGAACCGGCGCGATATTGCCGGTCGAATGGACCGAGCAACGCTCGCCGATTTCCGTGTCGATTTCCGACGACGCGCCGACGAGCATGGCGCCCGTTCCGGAGGAGGGAACGCCCGTGCCATCGGCCGGACCGAACGTCACGAGCGTATGAGCCGGAATGCGGGTCGTGGCGGTAAGGCTCTTGGTGAGAAAGCCGGTCGTTTTGGACATGAACGTCGCTCCTTGCGCGCTTGCTTACTCGACGCCGGCCTCGCCGCCGTTCGATACCTGATCCATGGCGGCTTCGAACGTGAGGCTCGAATCCTCCTTCATAAGCTTGCGGGCCGCCGCGGTGAGGCTTCCCACCGTCACCTTGCCGTCCTTGTCCTGGCCCGTGGCCGTGAACTCGCCCGAGGGGGAGCGGCGCGGCTCGTCGACCGGGACACGCTTGTTGCCGATCGCGCCCGTGATGAACGCGACGAGCTTGGCCGCCGGGGTGGCCTTGTCCGACTTGTCCGCGGCGCCGAACTCCAGCTCGTCGCGGCCGAGCGCGTTGAACACGAGCTTGAGGCTGGCGGCCTCGGCCGGGAGGACGCGGCCCGCCGCGACGAGCGCGTCCACGGACGTCGCGTTGGCGCCTTCGAACTGGCGCGTCTGTGCCGCGGCGAAGGCGTCACGCTCGGCCTGGAACTGGCGGCGCTCCTCGGCGAGACGGTTCTCGTCGGCGATCTGCTCGGGGGTTTTGTCGGCCACGGCGGGTTTCTCCTCGGGTTCCGCGATGAAATGAACGGGGGTCGGCTTGCCGGCATAGATGACGGCGTCCGCCGGGTCGCCGTCGACCGTGACGGCATCCTCGGCCGCGTCGAACGCCAGCGCCTTTTGCAGCGATCCCATGCCGGGAATGCCGGGCGCGGCGCCGCCGAGCAAGCCAAGATGACGCGGCGCCCATTTGCCGCGCGTCGGGTTGGCCTCGTGCGTCGGATCGAAGAACGCGAAGGAACGATTGATCCATTCGCCGTTCTTGATCCCGTCGATTGCCTTGTCGGTAAAGCTCTTGACCGTGGCGAAAAGGGAGTTGCCATCGGCGCGAAGCTTGCTGATCGTGCCGGCCGCCGGAGTGTCGCTCTTGGGATGGCCGAAACAGACGGGCACGGGATGCGCCTCGCAATCGTGCCGGGCGACCTCCGCGATATGCTCCGCCGTGACGAACCGCGAAGCCGGTCCGCCCACCCGGAAAACCTCTAGCTCGATTTCCTTCGCCATGGTGCTTCTTACCGTTGCGCCGAAGCGGCGTTAAGGCTGAACGCCCAAGCCATTCTCCATGTACGCGACGATAGCGCGGAAGTCTGCAAGTGAACCGTCGCGCTTCAATTGGTTCGCGCGCCAGGATATGACAGCGACATTGCCACGAATGTAACTGCGGTCGTTGTCTATGCGATCAAGGGTAGGGTATCCTGGATCCCCTCGCACTGTCCACGCAAGAGGAATGCCTAGTACGGGACAAATGGCAGGAATGACAATGTCGGCGACGGTCAAGTCGCACATGATGCCAGAGGCTTTTGCCGCCGCACGAGCGCGATAGAGCATTGCGCGTTCACGATCGAAACCCATTGGCTTGGGGCCGGGCTTTAACGCGTCGGGACGCCTTGAACGGCGTGTCACGTTTTTCGCATACGGACGCGGGCTAGAAGCGCACGACGCTCTTTCCTCGCCTCTCGCGAAGCCTCTATAATCCGGTCAAGCTCGGCGAGCCGCTGGCGTTCCTCGTCGGTCATGATTTCGCATACTCGCGAAATGGCGCTTGCACAATACCGCGAAGGCGCTTAGCAGATATGCGAAGCAACGGAGCATCTATGCAACACGATCACGACGACACGACCGACGAGGAGGTCGCGATCCTGGCCGCTTGCCTCGCCAGCGGCAACGCGCACGAGCCCGCCGGGCTGGCCGAGCTGTATGCCGGTACGCTCGGCCTGTCCGGCGCCCGCGTCCTGCCGAACGGCACGGTGGGAGGCTGACATGTCCGATATCAGCCAAGCCGCCCGCACTTATGGCGAGCGCGCCGCAACGGCATTGATGGACAAGCGCAAGGGACATGGTGGCGGCCCGATCGCGCGGCGTGTGTTGAGCCGCGCGGAGCTGATCGCGCTGGCGGCTATTGCGTTTGACGCCGGGCGGGCTTCCCTGGAGCGTCTGGCGTGACGCCGGAGGCGCGTACCTTGCGCGACGAATTGGCGAAAGCCTTTGCTGTAGCGATGTTGTCGACTCCGGATTTGTTCGCCGCGTTCGTGCGGGATTTTGGGGACGGCTGGATTCAGGCAATGGCCGACACCTGTTACAAGCATGCCGATGCCATGATCGTGGCTCGGGATCGGCCAACCTCGTGACGCGCTACGTCATCACGCGGTCCCGCTCGCGCGGCGACGTGGGCCTGTCTCGTCCCGCTCATTGGGGCGGGATGCGGTTCGACGACGTCGACGCGGCGAAAGCGTGGATCACGTCACAGGTTCGCCGCCAATCTGTATTCTATGGGTTCGGCACCGCTGAAATCGTGGTGGAGGACGGGCTATGATGCGCGAGTTAGCGACCGTGTTTTTCAGCCTCTTGGCGTTCGGCGCTTTCGGCGTTGTGGCGCGCGAGCTGATCGTCGATCAAGCCGCGTTCCGGCGAGCTATGCGGGGTGGAGACGATGGCGACGAGTAAGACGCCGCGCGAGCGGGCCGAGGCCTGCTATGCCGTGGCGCGCTCGACGACGCACGAGGGCGAGCGCGCCGCGGCGATCGGGCGTGGTGATGCGATATGCGAGCGGGAAGGCCTTGACCCTGCATCGTTCGACGTACCGGGCCGGGCTCGGCCAGCGTCGCAACGTCCGCCCGACTCCCGCTACACGGACGACCTGTTCCGTCGCCCCAAGGCTCCGGGCAGCTATTCCCGTGACGATATCAACGACACGATGCGTCGGTATCACGAGGGAATGAGGCGGGCCGCGACCGAACAGGAACGCCAACGCGATGCCCAAGCCGCTGCGGCTCAAGCGGCACGGGATTTCCAGCGCGCGGCGGAACGCGCGGCACAGGAAACCAAAGCCTTCGCCGCGGCATTCGCCAATCTCAACGACGCCCTCCGCCGCGCGCGCGAACGCACCGGGGCGAACCCGAATGAGGCGCCGGCCGACGCGGCCCGGCGCAATTTTGAGGCGGCTACGGCGGCGGCGCGGACGCGTGACAATGCTCGCCTTACGCCCGACACAGCCGCGGCGGAGCTGTGGGCCATTGGCGTTCGCGTCTATCCGGCGGACGTGGATCGGTCGGTATGGCTGATCGAACTTGAAGGCGCGTTGACCGAAAACACGCCGGGCGAACTTGTCGAGCTGGCCAGGATTGCACGGAAGCGGGTGGCGGACCTTGCAAAGGAGCGGGCGTGAGTAAGCGGGTCAAGGCGTTGCGGAAATGTACGGCCAGGGAGACGCGGGAACGGCAAGCCCTCCGAAGCGACCTGATCGTCGCCCAAGGCCGTCGCTGTGCGATATGCGGCAAGCCATTCCGCTCGCATCCGGTCGACAGTCGCAACGCACGGCGAGAGGCTCCCACCCTAGAGCATGTGTTCCCTTTCTCGAAACGGCAGGCGTGGGCCGGGCATGTCGTCGCGGCGCATCTACGCTGTAACCGGCGGAAGGCGGACCGCCAGCCGACCGGATGCGAAATCATATGGCTTCACGTCGCGAACGCGGGATTGGGGTGACAGCATGACGATCATATCCGACCTCGACGAAGCGATCGGCGATATCGAGGCCATGGCACAGCTCGGCCGAAAGCTTGGCCCGGTCCGCATCCGCATGGGTCCGTCCGCGCTGGCCGCTTTGGCGGCGCTTCACCCGCAGCGGCCCGATTACAATGCGCGCGAGTGGCGGCCGGACCGATACCGCGGGTATCCGATCGACGCGGTTCCTGACCCATCCTCGCCGGGCGACGTGCATTGTCAGGACGGCCACCCGTGCCGTTTCAATGGGTGGGAGCTGGTGGCGTGAGCGTGACGGCCAAGGGATGCCGCAAGGTGGCAGCACAGCTCGCCCGCGCGACACGCAACGCCGGTTTTGCCGGCGAGGGAACGGGCGTCATGGTGAAAGATGCGGCTTACCTGATCGGCCTGCTACGCCGTGCGGCACGGGAGCTGGAGCGGAAATGACGTGCGAGCGCGTCACCCTGCCCGGCGGCTTCTCGGCGATCGTGTGCGGCCCGCGGCGCCCGCATGATCGGTGCCGGTGCGGGCGGATTGCCACCCTCTTGTGCGATTGGAAATTGCCGGAGGATCAGCGGGGCAGCGCGCGCAAGTCGATCAAGTGCGACAAGCCGCTGTGCGACCGTTGCACCACGTCCCCGGCGCCCGACAAGGATTTATGCCCGAAACACGCGGAGGCGTATCGGCAATGGCTGGCGGACCGGGCGGGATGACGGACCTGTTCAAGGACGACGACCTGTTCGCGGTCCGCCCCGCGCCGCCCGTAGCGCCGAAACCCGCGCGGCGGCCACCGCCAGCGCGCGCGACGCCGATCGGCGAGCCTCAAGGTCCGACGTATCCCGTCGCGTCCTACGCCTGCCCCTGTGGCGCTCGCGACGAGGTCAAGGAGCCCGCACCACGGCGGCTCGATTGTTGGTCGTGCCACCGGCCCGAAACCATGGCGCGATGGCTTCCCCTTCATCCGCCGCCGTTGACCGCGGGCCGGAAGCTTACCGCGCACGAGCTTGAGGGTATGCGGCTCGACGAGGTCCGATCAGCCAAACAAGCGCGCGAGCGCCTCGCCGACGCTTGATCCGATTTCGGCGCCGATCACGTTGAGCCATGCCGACGTGCCGGCCTGTTCCGCCGCGACGGGGTCCACCGCCGGCATGCCGGGCATGCGCTCCGCGTTGGTCGCGTCGACCATGCTGGCGAGCTGCGACTTGATCGGGGCGGCGGGCGAGGCGAACACGGGTGGCCCTAGTCGCTTCTCGCGCTCGGCGAGGTCCGCTTCGGACGTGATCCCGCCGGGATAGCGCGCGAGCTGCGACCGCGTCATCTGTATCCATTGGCACCGGCACCGGAAGCCGAGCGGGGTCCAGTATTTGGCCACGAACGGATGGTCGAGGGGCAGAATGATCCCGTCGAACGCGCGATGGTCGCTCAACGGGCTCTTGGGCGGGTGGCGGACCCGTTCGTCCTCGGCCGTGACGCCGCGAACGTAGGGCAATCCGCTCTTGCTGGCCTGATACCTGTTCCACCGTCCCGCGGCGCGGGCCAAGCGGAGGTTTGTGTCATAGATCAGGGCCACCCGTGTCGCGATGGCGCGATCGTCGCCCCCGAGCCATCCCTTGGACTTGAGGATCGGCGTGACAAGGCGCGAGAAGTCTTGTTCCGTGCCACCTCGGCCGACGACGTCCACGATCCCGAAATATAGGTCGTCGGCAATATCTGTGCCGGCGGTTTGGGCCGCGGTGAACGACCGGGCATATTCCTCCGCGCCGATCGTGTTGTACGCGCCGATTGCGGTCGGACTCTTAGCGAGGAGCCATTCCTCGATATCCTTCGCGCCGACCTGTAGCGGGAGGAGCTGGCGCGGCGGACGATCAGCGGCGTCGAACAGGATCGGGCGTCGGCACATAGGGGCCAGATACGCGAACGGCCCCGCCGTTTCCAGCGGAGCCGCGCCTGTTGCCCTAGCCGAGCGACGTTCCCCGCATATCCTGTCCCGACGATCGCGTCGGATTTGGCGGGTACTCCAGGGTTGGGCGGGTGGTGCGCGGTCGGTCCACCGCCTCGCCACCCGCCCTTGGGCCATCCCAACCGTTGCCCCTATCTCTCTCCGGGGGATAGACCCCTTCAAGTGAGGCGGGCGGCCCTAAACTTGGTCGGGAGGTCGGGCCTTGCGGCCATTCCGTTCTACGGGGCTCGCCGCGTCCGCGCGCCCTCCCGGTAGTCTAGCGGACAGCCGGAGCATGGGAGGAACCGCCAACCTCCCCGCTCCCTACTCGCTTCGGTCCCCGCTTCGCACCTCTATGGCTCGGCGGATCAACCCTTGGCTTTCGCTACGGGATTCAATGATTGATGGTTGTGGCCGCGGGCGCGATCGTCGTCAAGGTGTTGATGGCCGTGACGGCCTGCGCCACCGCCTGCGCCTGCTCGGCGACGGATAGCGCGGCGTGGGCCGTGGCGAGCGCCTGTGACGCGCGCGACTCGATATCGCGAACCATGATCGCTTCGCCGGGCGAAATGATGCCGGCCGAAATCAGCCCCTCGGCGATCGGCACCGCGGCCTGATACGCGGCGTCGGCCAGCTTCAAGGCTTCGCTCGCCTTGACGACGACCTGTCCGGCCTTGGCCAGCGCGGGCGTGGTGGTGGTGGGCGCGGTGGCGGCCATGCTGCCGGCGCTGGCGGGCGGGGCCGAGCTGGTGGCGCAACCCACGAGCGCGACGGCGGCGGCGAGGGCAAGGACGGTGCGACAATGGATCATGACTGACTCCCTGTTGGTCGGGATGGCTACGGAGAGAGTCCGCGTCGGGCCGCCTACCGCCCACCATCCCGCTCGGCTTCCGTCCTCTCCGGCTGTCACGCCTAGGTAGGCGTTCCCCCATCCCATTGCCGGCTGGATGGCTCCGGGTCCGTTTCAAGCGTCGGCCGGCATCACCCGGAACCTTCAAGGGCTTGCGTGAATAGGACCGCAAGAGGTTCGCCCCGCCGCCCTCATGCCATCGCTGCAACGCGTATGCAATGCCCGAAACGAAAACGCCCGCCGCGCTCAATAACGAGTCTTGTTGTCACCAGCGAGTTTGGTTTTCAGGCGATGGCAGTTAGCGCATAGCGTCTGCAAATTCGCCGGTTCGTTATTGTGCCGATTACCGTCCCGGTGGTCTATATCAAGTTGGCACTTATCCTCGGGTACAAAGGCGCACCGTTCGCAAGCCTCTTTCAATGCTCTCCGATGTGGCCGCTCTTTCCAAGATCGCACTTGGCTTTCCGGTGCGGGGTGCCGAAGCCGATTACATCGTCCACATATGGATTGATAAACCGGGCGACCATCGCGAATGCCGCGGCGGGTTTGCAGTCTTTCTTGGCAAACCACGCAAGGGCCTTGTTCGTACCAGGGTTCGGGCTTGCTGTTTCGTCCTGCCATTCGCAATCTATAGCAGGCATGAAAACGCCCGCCAACTTCCATCGGCGGGCGTCCCTCGCATCGGTCCCGCCTGGGCGGGCCGGGAGCTTTCAGGCCTTGACGACCTGGGAAGGGCGGAACGAATGGAGGTTGCCGTCCGCGTCCTTGACGTCGACGAACTTGCCGCGCTGGACGCTCCGGACGTGTTCGACCGAGCCCGAAACCTTCTTGCCCTTGGTCGTGGTGCCGACGACCTTCTCGCCCTTCTTGAAATCCGACATGGCTCGCTCCCTCCGCGTGATGCGGTTGCGGTTTGAACCACGAACCGCGAGCCTGTGCAACAGGATTAACGCGGTCCGATCCGGTCGAACAATGCGGCGAGCAAAGCGCCGAAATGCTCGGCCCATGCGCGCCGGGCGTTCATGCCGTGACGTCCTCCTCCGCGCCGGCCAGGGCGCCGACGCGCTCGGCCAGCATGGGCAGGCCGGTCAAGCGCGCGAGCTTGTCGATCGGCATGCGCTCCCACGCCTCAAGAATCGCGACGCGGGCGCCTTCCAAGCTGTTTACGCCCTGCAACCCGGTCCGCAACTCGTCGGCCATGGCGGCGAACACGGGGTTGGCGTCCTCGACGAGCGCCTTGACCAACCGTTCGATCGCTTGTTCCTGATCGGCCGTGAAATTGAGCGTGGCCGGGTCGAACGCCTCGCCGGTCCGAATCGGCTCGAATATCTCGGGTCCGAACCGCAGCTCGCCCTGGTAGGGCTCCACCTTGGACAGGTCGACGCCCTCCGCGTCATAGCTGATCGTCACATGGGGCGAGTAGCTATCGAAATCGTGGGACGCGCCCCGTTCGACCATGCTGTCATGGCGCCATTGCAGGTCGGCGGAGGCGAAGCGGAGAACGACGGCACCCTCGCCGAATTGCTCCACCGCGCGCGGCCCACCGGGCGGCACGATGGTCCGACCCTGATCGTCGTCGCTCCACGGCTGGCCCATGCCGAACCAATCCACCGGCTGTTTCGAATACAGGATGGTGACGTGCATATCGGCCGCCGGGACCGTCACCTTGAAGCCCTGGCCCTTGGCCCACGCGATCAGGTCGGCCGCGTTGAGGAGCTGGCGCGACACATAGAGCGGCGCCGTGTCGTCGACGCCATACTCGGCCGCGAAGGCCGCGACCCGCTTCGCGTTGTCGTTCGCCGCGGGTACGGCCTCCGGGATGATCGTGCCGGTTTCCGGGTCGATCGCGCCGCCGAGCGCCGCCGCGATTTGCTTGTTGCCGGCCTTGGGCGGGGTCGGGGCGATTTCGTATCCGTCGCCATAGACGTCGCCCACGCTATCCTTGGTGCGCTTGATCCCAATGCCGGCGAGCTTGACGTCGCGATCCGCGATCGTGTTGAGGTCCTCCGCATTGTCGAGGACGCGGTACAGGGTCGGCGGGGCGACGTCGGGGCCATGGTTCCACCGGGTCAACCACTTGGCCGGACCGCGCGCGAACGCCTCCGTCATGAGGTCGGAGTCGGCCTTGACGATTTCGGCCTTGACCCCCGCGTGTTCCGAGGCCTGATCCGAGTTGAGGCCGGACGACACGCCTTTCGACGTGCCGGGCTGGCCCAACACGACGCGCATGATCGACTCGTTCTGTTCGTCGATGAACTCGGCATAGCCCGACGTCCCGGCCGCGGATCGCGTCGCCTCAAGGAGCTTCATTTGGTCGTTCGTGAGGGTGCCCTCCGGCACGAGAACGGCCCGGTCCTGGCCCACCGCCGCCGCGGCTTGGAGACGGTCGGCCTGCGCTTGCTTGTCGTTCTTCTCGGCCGAGGGGAACTCGATTGCCACGGTCGGCATGCCGAGCTTTTCGAGGTACAGCGCCCAAAACTTGATCGCGGCGCGCTTGAAGAAAACGAGCCAATAGACCCAATGCGCGAGCCCCATGCCGTAGAACGCAAAATCATGCGTCCCGCCGGTCCGGATCGTCCAAAACTTGTTGGGCGGAAGCTCCTCGCCGTTGACCGATGCGTTGAGCGTCCCGAGCATCCGCAATTCACCCTCAAGGGTGAAGCCGAACCATCGCCGATCCGGGACAACGACGTCGTCGAGCCATACGATCAGCTCGCCGTTGTGCTGTTTCGTCGTCCATATGCACTCGCCGACGGCGTAGCCGAACCATACGCCATAGTGCATGAGTCCGGTTACGCGGTCCCATCCCACCGCCTTTATCATGGCGCGGAGCTGATCCGCGGCCTTGACCGAGCGCGGGTCGGTATCGTCACCCGGTGCGACCTCCCAATCCCGCGACGTGATGGCCAAGCGGCGCTGTTGAAGCGTCGAGAACGCGACGTCGTCGTCGAGAAGCGCCTCGAATAGCTTGAGCCCTGATCCGTCCTTGGCGAGGATCGTGTCGGGGTTGCCGGCCAGCGTCTTGAGCCATTGGCCAGGTATCCACGTCACGTCACCGGAGCGCGTCACCATGCCGGGGCGTGGCAGGGCGGCGGCGTCCTCCGGGCTGGCCTCGCGCATCGGGCCGACCGCCTGTTCGTCCGGCGCCGCGGGACCGGGCAGATTGGGCGAATAGGCGTTGAGCGTGGCCGGACCTTGGGCCGTTGAGATACGGCCTTGCGCCGCCCTGATATAGTCCGTGGGGGTGGGCATTAGAACGCGATCCCTTGGCCAGCCGATAGGGAGCGGACCGAGCCGAAGCCCCGACCGCTGTCCGCCGGCTTATCGTCCAACTCGCCGCGCCTGTCACGATCGGGGGTAAGGGTTTCGCGGCGGCCCTCGCTTTGCGACGAGAACGGGACATGCTCGCGGAGCGCCAGCTCATTGAACGCGTCGGCCGCCGCGTCGACCTGATCGTCGTGGGCCGCGCTCGGGAAGGAACACAGCTCGTCGAGAAAGGCGTCGTTCCATGGACCGCGCACGAGATAGACGTTGCCGTTCTCGCATTGCGTCGCGAAGGGCTCGGCGCGAATGGCCTTGCTGCCCGTGGGCCGCACGACCCGAACCGCGTAGCCGGCCAGGAATTTAATCAGACTGTCCGCCTGATCCACGCCGGCTTGGCCGGGGTCCTGTGGCAAGCGGATCGTTGTACCGACCGGATCGGTTTCGGCGTTCTCCTTCAACGCGGTCCGGACGTCGGCCGCGGATCGACGCATGCGCTCGACATGCTCGATATAGTAATCGGGTCCGTCCCGAGCCATGCGAATGCCGGCGGTCCAATCCGGATCGTCGCCCGACGTCGCCTCGGTCGCGGCGAGGTCCCACGCCCGGCACCGCGACATGAAGCGCGTGGGCAGCTTGTCCGGCGCGATAATCTTGCCCGTGAACCACGCCCGCTTGAACAAGCCGCCCTCGGCCGGGGTGGGGCGCTGCTGAAACAGGGAGGCCCACGTCCTGGCCGTCTTGCGGAACGGCGCCCAATGGCTGGCCGGGAACCACTCGGGCCACAGCATTTCGCCTTTCCGCCGGCCGAGCGGATCGTCGGCGCGCTCCGCCTCGGCGGGCAGGTTCACGACCTCCCACGTCTCCCCGTCCCGACACAGGATTGGACCGGATTCGCCGTCATAGTCCTCGGGCAGGATGCCGCCGGCAAGGTCGGCCTCGTGCCACCGGGTTTGAATGAGGAGAACGCGGAATCCGGGCTTGCCGCGCGTCATGATGCTGTCCCGAAACTCGGACCTCGTGCTTTCGCGGACCGTGGCGCTTTCGGCGTCACGCCGTCCCTTGATCGGGTCGTCAATCACGATCAGGTCGGCACGGTTGCCCGTGATGCCGGACAGGATGCCACCCGCCATCATTTCGTTTTCGTTCGTGAGGGCGAATTGGTCCGCCGCGCTCGACTCCGCGCTCAATCCGATCCCGAATATCTGGCGATATGCGCCTTGCCGGATCACGGATCGCATGCGCCGCCCGATCTTCTTGCCGAGCGGGCTTGCATAGGTCGCCACGATCACGTTGCGGCGCCGCTCCCGGCCCATGAACCACGCCGGGAACAGGACGCTGGCATAGGTGGATTTGGCCGAGCCGGGCGGCATGAATACCATCATGCGGCGAATCGCGCCGGACTCCACGAGCTGGAGCTTGTCGCACAACAATTGATGGTGCGCCGCGAGCGGCTTCTCGGATGCCGGGCCGGCCGCGTCGAGGTTCTCGTCTTGCTCGTCGACCGGAGCGCCGGGGATTTCGATGGTCCGGCAGAACTCGGCGAACGATGCCCGCGCCTGCAACGCCCGGTTCATCACCTTGCGTTGCTGTGCGGCCCGTTCGTCGGCCTCAATTGAGGCGCGAAGCCCCTCCATTAGGCGAAGCGGGTGCAGCGCCAATTCGTTCGTGGAGGGCGAGGAGCTGGCGTTTTTCATCGGTCGAGAGGGCGTCATAATTCAACGCGGGGACGTCGTCATCATGGGGCAGGCCGACGCGATCCCGGAACGCGCGAACGTCGACGTGCTTGCCGATCAGCTCCAAGAACTTGTGGGCCGACTCCCATTTCGCCTCGCCCACGCATGCCATGTAGCAATGCCATGCCTCGGAAAGAACGGTGCGCGCCGTGATGTTGAGCGCCTCGGCCCGGTCCTGCATCGCGCGGGCCACGGCTCGGGCGATGACAGGGCGACGCAACTTGCGGGTCGCGCTCGACTTGGCCGTCTCCGGGTTCCACCCGCATCGGATCGCGGCCGACATGGCCTTGAAATCGACCAAGAACTCGCGGACGAATTGGATATCAGGGTGCTTCAAGCCCTGTGCCCACGGTTCCAGCTCCTCAACCTCCGGGATTTCGTAATCGTTGATGCCCATTGCGCCTAGATAGCAGGGGCATCGCGGGTTGAGGAGTCTTCACCCCTCTCGCCTTCCGCCGCAGGGAGGAGGGCGCGAATAGCTTGAGCGGCGGCCTGCGTACCGTCGCGATAACCGTCGTCCCAATCCATCTGGCTGGGATGACCAACGCGAGAACGCGGACGATCATCAAAGGCGCACTCGGCAACCTTTGCGTCTCTCTCCACCAGCGCCCGGTTGTGCTGCTCGGATGCGAGGAGGGCGGCTTCGGCTTCATCAGCCCGATTAAGCTCCTCGTGGTAGTAGTGCGCCAGCAACTCGCATCGTTGTGCCAACGTCAGGTCGCGATCTTCCTCGTCACCATGATCGTCGTGTGGCACACCGGCCTTGTCGAGTTCATTGCCAGCAAGCGCGATGGTAATTTCATGCTGACCAATAACACCAGCATTGCCCATCGCCACTTCGGCGAACTCGCGTGACCGTTCCCGCGCCTCATCTGGCTCCCGTTCCGCCTTCTCCGCCCGCTCCCTAAGTAGGGCAATCTCATGATCGGCTACGTCTGCCTCACGATCGAGCATCTCCGCCCGCTCCCGATGTTGCGCTTCGGCGGCGAGGCGGGCGAGACGAAATACATAGATGTTGTAAGACGGAGCGTAACGGTTCCAGTAAGCTCGCGCTTCAGCTTCAGCATTTAGCCCGGTAAAGATCGCTTCGCCGCAATCCTTATCGCAAAACCGAACCAACCAAGCGTCCTCCTGCTGATCGCCAGGGGCCGCCCACTCAAACCGATCAGCGAGATAGTCGCCCTCCCGCGTCACAGGCGCCGCATCGGGGGTGGGGTCAGGCATGGGGATTGTCCTTCGTGGGCAGGAGGTGCAGCGTGTTTCGTCAGTCGGGTAGCCAACCGGCGGACAGTCCTCGCATAAGTCGCTCATTGTTCCTGATCCTTGAGAAGGGCGCGAGACAGCACGTCGAGTGCGATCCACACATCCATGTGAGCAAGCTGACCTTCGCGCAGCCGTTCAGCATCACGCTTCAGGCAGCCGTTGCCGGGGTGCATCGCGTTGATCGCCAACATGCGCGAGACGATTAGATCACGCGCCTTCTCCCAAGCGGGATGGCCAGGGTCTAACACCACCTCCTCCGCCGCGCTCGCGGGTGCGGAGGTCAAACGGGCGTTGCGGTCCTGATCCATGCAAACCGTATGCAACGCCCGCGCAATGCGGTCAATCCTCGTCGGCGGGTAACGCCTTTCGCTCGGGCCACACCTTGGCGACCGCCTCGTCATAGCTGGCTGTCACCCGATAAGTGTCGCTCTTGGTGACGATCGTGCATCCATCGCCGTCGTCGACGATGCTTTCGACGGCGCTCCACGCCAAGGCGATCCGCCGGCCAGGACGTGGATCGGCGCCGAACCCGCAAGGTGGAGCGGACCGGCCGTGTAGCAGGACGATATCGGTCGGCGCCGTCATGACGGCTGTGTTCCCTTCGCGACGCATTGGTGAAAGTAGCGGACGGCGTGATCCGCGGCACGACGGAAGCCCTCGCCCATCATCGGACCGCCGTGCATGGTCGGTATCTTGTCCATGTCGTCGAGAACCTTCGTCGCCGAAATGCCTATGGGTGGAACCATGCCGATGCAGCCTTGCGCGATCCGGAGCGCCAGCTCGTCGCGCGGTATTTCGACAACCGTAAGGGTGCGCTTGGCTTTGTCGACCGGGCTCATATTAAGGCTTCTCCGATCATTTCGAGGTCCGATTTGGACAATCGGGTTGCTCGTGGCTGACAACCACAAGCGCCACATTTGTCAGCCGTGAATTGAAGCAAATTCCAGCCGTTGCCAGCCGTTTCGATTGTTCCCGTCGTTCCTTTTGCAATTACGACAAGGCCCGTGCTGATATCTCGCTTCGTGCGACCTCGGGTGCGGCGAACGTCACGCAATAACTTGGGCCAAGGCTTGACCTCGACGCTCATGCCCCCGCCCTCCGCATCCCGAGCGCCTCAGCGACAAGGTCAATCCCCGTGGCGGTCAACACGGCTCGATAATAGCTACCGCGACGCTCAACCGTGAGGCACGGCGACCCGATTAGCGCATCTTGTGCCCGCTTGCGGTCCTGCTCGCTGTAGTAGCGAGGCACGGTCGGCGTTTCGTCGCCGGGGACCTGTAGCAGCCGAGCGAGCAACCGGAGATCGCGGCCCTCGACGAAATCGCATTCCGTGTCCGTCATGGTCGCCAGCTCGGCGACGAACCGGATCGCGCGGCCTTCCACGTCGGTTTGCCACAGCGCCAATTCGGCCAACTCGGCCGGGTTGAGGCTGGCCGTGTCGCGCTTGGACAGCGCGTCGATATGCGAAGGCCGAAGTAAGGCGCGGACCTGATCGCACGTCGCGTCGAACGCGAGTTGAGAACCGGCCGCGTCGGCGCCCTCAAGGTGGATCAGTTTGGCGCGGAGGTCGCGGATCGTCTCTTGCGCTTCGTTGCGCTCCGCCACGATCGCCATGCGGTCGCCTTCGAGAAACGCGATCGTCTCTTGGTCGGCCTGGAGCCGGAGAACCATGCCGCGAATCGCTTCGATTATGCGGTTCGCATCGGCCAGGACGAACGGACCTTTGCCCGTGTTGAACCGCTGCAACACGTCGATCGCGAGAAGGCCGTCCTGCCGTGCGTTGATCGGCTTGGTTATGTCGAACACGCCCACCGCGGCCGAGCGTTGCGTCTCCAGCACGATCGCGGCCAACCATTCGTGGCCGTCCTCGTCGAAACTGTCCCATTCCGGCGCAGCATAGACGCTGATCGGGAGGGCCGCGTCGACGATCCTCTCCGCCGTGTCCCGAGCGGTTGCGCGGACCTCGTGCGACAAATCGTCCCAACGACTCGGGAAAATACGCTTGCCAGCCTCGATTACGGGTTTTGCGCTACCCGAGGTAGGGTCCGGCGCCTTCCTACGCTGTACGGGCATTTGCGGGGCAAAATCGTCAACTCCCCCGTTTCCGTGCTGTGTCATGGGTCAAAGCTCCTCGGGTTGGGCGTCGCTTGGGACGCGATGCTTGTGGACGGTGCGGTCGGAACAACCGAGCCGGCGGGCGATGCGAGACGCGCTCCAGCCCTTGCGGGTCAAGCGAGCCACGGTGCGGGGGTCGACCGGCGCCGACTGCGAGCCGCGGGGGACGTACAGGCGGGAATCGCCGAAATGCAGAACGACGAGGACGGCGAGGTCGTGGCCCAAGAGACGGGCGAGCCGCTTGAACCCGTCGCGGCCCCCGGTGGCAGGCGGAACGATCCGGGACGGGACGTGCAAGCGGGTCCCGCCGACGAGCTGGGACAGCCGTTTCGCGTTGTCGCGACCGAGCCGTTCCGCGATCAGGTGGGACCGTCGCGTCACGCGCCCATGGCCCCGAGCTGGCGTTCCGCTTCGTCCGCGTCGGCATCGCGGCCCATGCGGCGGTAAAGCTCGGCGTTGCGACGCAAGCTGTTCCGGCGGTCCGCTGGCGTGACGGTGCGGCTCGGTCCGGCGCCGATCGCCTTGGCGTGGGCCTTGCGGACGTCGCGATCGTAGAATTTGAGCGATCCGATCGAGTCCTCCGCCGTGTTGGCGAGCCGATGCGCGATGGCGGGAACGATCGTCGCCTCGACGTCGATACCGTCCCCGATCCATCCTTTCACGAGGTCCAGCTCCCTGGTGAACGGCCCTGGCCGTGACGGGTCGAGTGGCGACGATCCGAGCTTGGCCAGCCGCCGCGTGATCCCGAGCAAGTCGTCTCGGGAAAGCGGTATCTCCTCCCGTTCCGATCCGTCCGACTGCGGTGCCGCGGGTTCTGGACTCGACGGTTGATGGTTATTTCTAGAATCTCTCTCTCCCTCTCTCTCTCTCTCTCCCTTGGATGGGTTTTCCCTAGGGACATTGGCCTTTGTCCCTGGGGACATATCGCCGTGTCCCTCGGGACATTCTACCGTGTCCTCGGGGACAAGGTCCAATGTCCCTTGGGACAACGCTTCCTTACTGGCAGGGTTACGGCCGGCCAAGAATTCCTCAAGGGTGGGAGTTGGAAGGTCGGTTCCGTTCCGCTGATTAAGCTTCTTGATGCGCGCGCATTCGGTGCGGTGCTTTTGTTCCAAGCGACCGCGCCACGCCTTGATGACCTCTTGCGTCACGACGGGATGGTACAGCCGGCCGTCGCTGCATTCGTACCAGCCGCGCAAGGCCTGTTCGCGGTGTTGTCGCCACGTCTTAAGGTCGCGGCCCAAGCCGATCAGGCGGCACAGGACGGTGTCGTTGTTCGGGAGCGATCCGGCCGGGAGTTGATGCCAAGCCCCGCACCATAGCAGCACAGCATACCAACACGCCTCGGGCTCGCATTCCGCGGCGAGGTCGGAATCGCGGAGCTTGGCGACGTGAAGCGGCATGAAGGGCAGCGGCCGGAGGTCCGCGTCGGCCGGCACGGGCGGGGCTGGCCTCATTTGCGCCCGCGTCCGAACAGGGATGCGCCGGACGTCGTGCCGGCGGCGCGGCGGGCCTTGTTCGCCTCTTTCCGTGCCGCCTTCGTCTCGGCCCGGCGCCTAAGGACCTCGGCCCAACCCACCTTCTCGCGCGCGAGCTGCGCCGGGGTGGGAAGGGGCGGAGCGCCCATCGCGTCATGGATCAGCTCGACGAGGACCTCGACGCGCTCGGGCGAGCCGTAGCGTTTCCGCCCCGCCCATTCCGCGACCTGGGAATCGTCGCGCCAGACGATCCCGTTACAGGCGTCCCATATCAGCTTCTCGATATTGTCGCCGTCCGGCTTGCCGTCATCATACACGATCGCGCCGTTGGCCAGGGCGGCGGCGTACCGCTTGGGCCAGCTCGCGGGAACGGCCGAAACCGCGGTGATGGTGACACGAACCGGGCCGGTCCACGGGTCGCCCTGGCCGAACACGGCGCGGACCGTCTTGGCCACGGCGCGTTCGTGCGCCGCTGTCTTGGCGTCCTCATGGACCCGCCCGGAGCGATGGTCGACGCGGGGCCTGCCCTTGCCGACCGGAGCGCCGAGTATCTCGAAAGCGACGCGCACAGGCTCAACCCACGAGCATCGCGGTTGCCGCGGTCCTGCCCTTTTCGATCGCGGCGGCGATGGGCGCGGGCTCGCCGACGAGGGTGACGGCCTGGCCGTCGACGATCACGTTCGTCCCCGTGATCGCGACCGAGGGCCGCCCGCCTGCGATCTGGCCTTGGCGCATTTCGACGCAATCCACGATGGCGCTTACCCGATCCGGGTCGATCCACGCGGGACGGCCGAACGGCTGGGACGGGAATTGCAAGAACTTTGCCATGATGATCCTTTCGAGCTGGCGTTAATGCCTGCCCGGCTCATGACCGGGCAGGGGAGAACGTCAGCCCTCGGCGGGCGCGGGATGGTCGACGATCGCGACGCCTTCGCCATAATCGGCGACCTCGGCCTCCGCGGCGGATCGGCTGAATCGCTTCGCATGGGCCGGGTTGTCGGTCCACGCGTCCTCGCCGGAACGGTGATGATCCGCGACGAGCCATACCTCGCCATCGGCGTCATGCACGGCGAAGCTGGCCGGGTCGTCATCCGCGCCCGGCTCGCCGTCGCCGTCGTCGTCCTGGCCGCCATTATCGTCGTCCGCACCGTCGGCGAGGTCGGAGTCGTCCTTGGGCGGCGCTTCGACCTCCTTGGGACGATCCGCCTTCACGTCGTCCGCGAACCGCATCGCGACCTGATCCGGGATCGTCTCCGGCTCGCGCCGCTTCGACGAGAACCGCTTGTCGTCGGCCGACACGAGGACGACCTTGTGGCCCGCGAGCCGGAACGCGTGGGACAGAACCTCGTCGTCGACGCCCTCGATCTTGACCTTGGCCTCGATCGTTTCGCCCTTGACGTTGAATTGGCCGAGGAACGTGCCTTGAAGCGTGATACTGTCCTCTTGCGCGATCACAAGAACGACCTTCTTGAGGACGTCCTTGGCAGTCGTCTCGATGGTGCGGACGACGGTTTTCTGCTCGTCGTTGGACATGGTCGACCATAGCTTGGGCCGATGCTTGAACAGGTCGAGGATCAGCTCGACGATATCGCCGAGCGCGGTTCCGCTTTCGAATTCGGCCTCCTCCACGATCGTCGTGAGGCGGCCCAAGCGGCGTTCGAACACGCTTTCCGAATCGTCACCCGGCGCCGGGGGGATTGAGGTAGCCGAAGCATCGGACGGGGCAGCATCGGGGGTTGTCGCACCATCGGCCACAGGGCCGGCCTCGACTTCCCCCGTCGCTTTCCCGACCTCCTCCTCGACGACCTTGGCCAAAGAAGCGGCTTCGTCGGGCTTGGCGCCTTCGGCCGCCGCGGCCTCGCCGACGCGTTCCCCGGCCTGTGCCGCGTTTTCGCCGCCCAATGTCTCCCGCGCTTTCGCCAGGGCGGCGGTGCCGCTCGGTCGTTTTGCCATGTCGTGGTTCTCCGTCATGCCGATGCGCTCGGCCGTTGCGATCCGCGCCGGATACGGCGCTCGGATGGGGGTGTAGGCTCACGCCAATCAAGCCATCGGGCTTCGGTCCGATAAGGACCACCAGCCGTGAAAATCAGCCACGCGAAATCCTGCTTTCCACCGCGAAATGCATCGCCGGTCGCCGCTAGTCGGTCGACCTCGGTTCCGGGCGGCATTGATGGACGTTTCGATAGAAACAGGATGTGCGACGGAGTATGCTTGACGAACAATTCGTCACGGCGCGTCTGGCCGAACAGGAAATTAGACGGCACTAAAACGGCCATGCGCTCGAACGGAACAAGGTCGAACGCTTTCGCTATAAAATTCTCGGTCGTGCCGGATGGTGCGTTGTATGGGGGGTTAAGAACAAGGCCAATCCGTGGCGCGACAGGATAGCGGGTCGCCGTGAGAAAGTTTGATCGAAAGAAGCTGTGTCGGGCGTGGCGATCAACGATATCGGAGCCAATTGTTTCAAGCCCGATGGCTTTAGCGGCGTCCAACGTGTTGCCCATGCCACAGCACGGGTCCCAAATTAGGCATTCATCAAAGCTGATTGCTCGGAACATAGCGTCGACGCAGTCGCGCGGCTCACGATACCAGCCGTGTTCATCCTGTGCATACTGCTCGGATTGATACTTATTGGCCATTCGCGATCCACTCCGCGAAAGCGCGATCAAAACTGTGGTCGGCAAAGGTTCTTGTCTTTTTACCGCCGCCCCTTCTGCCCTGCTTAACACCTTCGCCTGATCGAATGTGGATCGTTACAGATGCGAATTCTGGCTCAAGGTATGCGATTTGCCGGGTGTCGAGCGCGACCAAGGCGAGAATATCAAAGTCGCCAGGGGCGTATATGCGACGTGCTCCGACGAGCCCATGATTGCGTCCGGCTCGACGAACTTGCCAGATATAACCGGGATAAACTCCTGCACGATTTGGTAAACGCCGGGGTTCGGCAGTCGCCTTGACTTGAACGCGCACTAAGCCCTTATCCATTTCAACAATAAGATCATATGGACATGCTTGCGGGGCCATTGCGACATGACGGCCGCGAAGCCATAGATCAGCGGCGACCAAATGCTCGGCAGCGCTTCCAATCTGTAAAGGCGTTAATCTCACGCCGACGCCATTTCCGTGCGACGCGACTTGATCGCGATTTCGAGCTTTCCGAGCGTGTCGAGCGTGAGGCGCTCGGGCTGCTTACGGACCCGCCACCACGTTGACGGATTGATCCCGGCACGTTCGCACAATCGAGCGGGCGAGAGGCGAACCTCCGTCGCCTCCCTTTCAATTCGAGCGACCTCGGCCTCCTTGTCCATTCCGCAACCTTTCTGCAATGTCCTGTCATTGATATGCGTTGACTTGCCCGGAAGCAACCGCCAATGTGTGCAACGTCGGCGCAATGCTCGACGCAAGGAGAACAGGCAATGCCGGTGTATGAAACCACGATAGCGGGGGTGGACAAGCCCCGCCTGATTCGGGCCGACACGCCCGCCGCGGCGCGCAACCATGTCGTGACGTGCAGGGGCGTGTCGGCCGAGCGCATGGCGGACCTCATGGCCGAGGGCGTCAAGCTGGAGAAGGCAACGCCGGCCGAAGAATCCGGCGAGGCCGAGGCCGAAGCCGCCAAGTCGTGAAGGTCGACGCGCTTCGACAAGTCGCGATGATCGCCAAGCAAGGCGGCATGCCTACGTCCGCCTTGCAAGACGAGGCCATGATTGAGGCGATCGAACTGGCCGTGTCATTTTTCTTGGACGTTCATCGCATGGCGGATGCCATGGAACGCTTGTCGCTTCCGATCATGACGCTCGACACGCGCGATCCGCACGAGGTTTGATCCGGGGCCGGGCCACAGGTCCGGCCCCTATTCAGGGGACAGTTATGAAAATCGTTCGCCTACAAGCGGAGGGCTTCAAGCGCCTCGTCGCCGTCGATATCAGCCCGGAGGGCGGCCTCGTCGAGGTCCGCGGCAACAACGCCGAAGGCAAGTCGAGCGTCCTCGACGCCATATTCGCCGCGTTCGGCGGTGCGGCGGCGGCGCCGATCAAGCCGGTTCGGACCGGCGAGGAATATGCCATCATCCGCGCCGACCTCGGCGACCTCAAGGTGACGCGTTATTTCGACGCGGAGGGCGCGGACCGGCTCAAGGTAGAGAACGGCGAGGGCGCTAGCTACGCCGAGCCGCAAACCATGCTCAACAAGCTCGTGGGCCGGATCGCATTCGATCCGCTAGAATTTGCGCGCATGAAGCCAGAGGCACAGGCGGCCGAGTTGCGCCGCCTCGTGCCCCTGCGGGTCGACCTCGACGCCCTGGCCAAGGCGGACAAGGACGACACGGCGTCTCGGCGCGACGTGAACCGGGACGCCAAGGCGATCAAGGTGCGGCTCGACGCCATCATCGCGCCGGCCGAGCTGCCCGAAAAGCCGGATCGTTCGGCGATCGTCGCGGCCCTCGGCTCGGCCGGCGAGAAGAACGGAGCGATCGAACGCGAGAAGGCGAAACGAACCTCGGATCGTCGGGCGCTTGACGGGTACAAGCCGCATATCGACGCCAAGCGCGAGCGCGCTTTCGAGGCGCGCAAGCAAGCCGAGCGGTGGGAACAGGAAGCCGACACGGCCGAAAGGGAAATGGTCGACGGCATCGCCGCGATTGACGCCCTGCCGGCCCTCGACGAGCTGATCGACACGGCCAAGCTTTCGGCCGACCTCGACGCCGCGGATCGCGTCCTCCGGCTCTATGCGGCCAAGGAGGGACGTGACGCCCTCGCCGCTGAATTCGAGCAACTACGGGTCCGGAGCGAGTCCTACACGACGGCGATGGCGGATCGCGCCACGCTCCGGGCGACCGCGTTGGCAGAGGCGGAAATGCCCGTGCCCGGCCTGTCCCTGGCCACGGTGGACGACGCAACCGTCGTGACGTTCGAAGGCGAGCCCTTCGCACAGGCCAGCGGGGCACAGCAACTCCGCGTCTCCATGGCCCTCGCCATGGCGGCCAATCCGAAGCTCCGTGTCATGCTGATAAAGGACGGTTCCCTCCTTGACGAGAACGGGCTCCGGCTCGTGCGCGAGCTGGCGGGCGAGCGCGACTATCAGGTTTGGCTTGAAGCGGTTGGCCAGGGTGACGGGGTCGGTATCATCATGGAAGGCGGCAAGGTGCGCGGCGCGGCCGAGCCGGAGCGTGTCGAGCCGCCCAAGCGGCGCCGGACGAAAGCGGATGCTGCGCCGGCCGACAAGTTGACCGAGGCGGGGGTGCATCATGCCTTGCCCCTGGCCGAGGCGAACAAGGTTGCCGATTTCATCGCCGAGGAAACCGCCAAGGAAGCGGCGCCTGCCAAGCCGCGCGCGATGCGCTCGTTCGCCACCAAGCCGGCTGGCGGCCTGTTCGGCGATGGCCTGTGACCTGGGGCGAACTGGGCGACACGATTTTCGCTGGCGCGATCGGCGGCGCGATGATCCTGTTCGCCCATTGGGTGCTCGGCCTGTCTATCGTCACGTCCGCCGCGTGGGGCGGGTTCGTTGCTGGGCGCCTCGACGCCCGATTTGAGAAGGAGCGCAAGAAATGACCGACAACCTCCTCGCCGATTTCGGCCGCGAGCCCGGCGGCAAACCGGCCCCGGCCGAGCATCCCGCGATCGACCGTTCCCGTTGGGGCATTTTCCCCGACGTCGACCTCGCCGTCTATTTCGGCGGCCTGATCCCCGAAACGACCCTGTCCAACTCCGGTATCGGCAAGCTCTTGGCCGAGACGCCGCTCGATTTCGCGTTCAACAACCGGCAGCTCAACCCCGACGCGGAAGCCGTCGCGTCGAGCGTGGCACAGGTGCGCGGCGACGTCGTCGGCCAGCTCGCGTTGGGCCGGGGCAAGGGCTTCGCGATCAGCCCGTATGACGATTATCGAACCGGCGACGCGAAGGCCTGGAAAGCGGACGTGGAACGGGCCGGACAAGTGCCGATCAAGCGCAAGGAGTATGACAAGGCGGAGGAGGTCGCCGCCGTCATGCGCGAACGGTTGGGCGAAATCCTCGGCGGCGCCGACTATCAAACCGAGGTCGCGTTCCTGTATCAGGAAATGACGTCGTTCGGACCGATTTGGGTCCGTGGCCTCATGGACGTGTGGTGCCCCGACCTCAACCTGATCGTCGACCTCAAATGCTCGGCGATGCTGTATGACGCCACGGTCGGTCGCCATATGTATAACATGGGTTGGGACCGGCAAGCCGCCTTGTACCAGCGCGGGGTGGGCGAAATCACGGGGCAGGCCGGCCGCATCCGGTTCGCCGACCTCATGGTGAAGCCGGAGGCTCCGTTCACGAGCCGGCTCGTCGGGCTGGAGAAGTCGGACGAATACCAAGCCATCAAGGAATGCCAGGAGGCCATGGAGACGTTCGGCCGCTGCTACTATTCGGGCGAGTGGCCGGGCTTTTCCGACACGCTGGAGCGGGTGCCCCTGCCCGAATGGGTCCGCCGCGCTCGCGAGAAGCGTGAAGCCGGGGAGGCCTGATCGTGGCCAAGGGCTTTAATCCGGGACGGCGATCCTTCGCCGTCAACCCGCCCGAGGACGACGTGCCGTCCCTGCTGATCGGCCTCCTTGGCCCACCCGGCGGCGGCAAGACGCTTTCTGCGCTTCGCATGGGCACGGGTATCTCCCGTGTTCGCGGCGGCAAGCCGGCCTTGATTGACACGGAGGCCGGCCGGTCCCTCAAGCATCGCGTGGGGCCGCGCAATCCGCACGGGCAGGATTTCGACTATATCCCGTTCTCGCCTCCGTTCGTCCCGGAGTATTTCCTTGAGGCGATCCGGGAAGCCGAGAAGCTCAAGCCCTCGTGCATCGTCATCGATTCCATGTCCGACGAACATGAGGGCGAGGGCGGCTATCTGGCATGGCACGATATCGAGGTCGACGAAACGGCGGGCGGCAACAAATGGGCCGCTTGGGCGAAGCCGAGCGCAAGCCGCCGGAAGCTGATTGCCGGGCTCCAGCATATTAAAACGCCCGTAATCATGACGTTCCGGGCGCGAGAAAAGACGAAACAGACAAAGGACAAAAAGGTCGTTCCGATTGGGTTCGTTCCTGTGGCGCCCATGGAGGTGGTCCATACCCTCGACTTGACGTGCCTGTTGCCGCCACGGTCGAACGGCGTGGCCGTATGGCAGTCAGACGAGGAGGCCGAGCGTCTCACGCTCAAATTCGCCGGGTTCTTGGCTCACCTGATCCGCAAAGGCGCTCCGCTCGACGAGTTGTTCGGCGAGGAGCTGGCGCGCTGGCAGGCCGGCGAGGCGCGATCCATGGCGGGGGACGCGTCCGCTCAATCGCAGTCACGCCGAAAGCTTACCCCGGAGGAACAGGTCGACGCCTATGTTGCGGCACTCGACGAAAGAAAGACGCTCGACGACCTTCGATCCTATCAGATGGATCAACGTCGGCTCGATTGGGTCGCTGGGCTCAAGGAGAAGCGGCCGGACCTTCACGACCGGGTCGTCACGGCGAATAGCCGCCGGGCCGCCGCTCTCGCGCCTCGTGACGATGACGAGGATAACGGGCCAGCCGACAGCCAACGCGGCGATGGTTTCACGGACGATGATGACGAGTTTCCGGGTGGTGGCAAGTGACGCCGGGGCTTGTCGAGCATGCCCGCGAGCTATTCGCGCGGCGTGACGCCCTAGCCCGTGAGCTGGCCAGGATCGACGCCGCGATCAACGTGGATCGCGTCGCTTGGTCCGACGCCAAGGGATACCGGGTCGCGGTGCGGCCCGAGGCTTTTCGAAGGGAGGTTGTTCAATGAGTACCAAGGAGGAGCCCGGCCCGTTCGACGGGATGGAACGGGCCAAGCCGGGCGAGCCCGTGTTCACGCTACAAGGCGGCGACCCCCTCGGCGCCCCGCTCGTGATGTTGTGGGCCGCCTTGGCGCGGTGCCGCGCGACCGGCGCGAGCCCGATCGAAGCGGTTGGGGCGACTGTTCAAGCCGTGACGCGGGAGCCGCGGGAGGATCGGCAGGCCGCGCTATTGCTCCGCGCCCGTGAGGCCGAAGGCGTGGCGTGGCAGATGGACGACTATCGCAAGGGCCACGTCGACGAGAAGCCAACCCCTGTTGCCCGCCCGTCCTATGCCGGCAACGCAACCGATCCGGCCGAGCTGGAAGCCAAAGCGCGGTTCGACGCCCATCAAAACGCGGCTCGCCGGTTCGACAACGCCGTTGCCGAAATCAATGAAGCCGCGGAGGCCCTGGCCGGCTACGGGTTCGACCGTGTCAACGTAGATGCAGCGATGCAGCTCCTACAGTTTGCCGCGGGGGTCGTCCGGCCCAAGCGCACGAGTTATGCGCACCGGGGCGAGGATTGACGCAATCTCATTGCAATGTTCGCGCAATGCTTTATGGCGGCTTTAACGACTAGGAGGATGATTTATGAGCCGCCGTTTTCGCCCCCACCGTTGCAACCGCAGGCCAGCTTCGGCCATCGGTCGGATTGATATTCGCACCCGTGACGGGTTCGAGGTTTCGCATTTCGATGCGGCTTATCCTGATTGGGCGCAACGCGGCCAACGCAACGATATCGTTGCTTGGCGACCGGCCGCGTGACGTCGGCGCCTTTGGCGATCGACCTGTTTTGCGGGCTCGGTGGCTGGACGGAGGGGCTCCTCGCCGAAGGATATCGCGTCGTCGGCTATGACGTCGACGCGCACGTCTATGACGACGAGCGATATCCCGCCGAGCTTGTCTTGCAGGACGTCCTTACCGTGAACGGCGCGCAATTCGTCGACGCCGCTTTGATCGTCGCCTCGCCCCCGTGCCAGCGTTATTCATATATGGCTATGCCGTGGACGCGGGCGAAGGCGATTGCTGCCGACATTCGAGCTGACGAGACGGGCGCTTTGCTGGCCGAGCTAAATAAGTTGTTCGACGCCTGCTTTCGCATTCAGCGCGAGGCGTCGGCGGCGGCCGGGCACCACATTCCCATGGTTGTCGAGAATGTCCGGGGCGCGATCCCATGGGTCGGTCGTAGCCGTTGGAATTATGGCTCGTTCCACCTGTGGGGCGACGTACCGGCTCTCATGCCGCCGATTGCCAAAGCGATCAAAGTGCCTGGCTTCCGGTTTGACGGCCGGTCGACGTGCTTTCAACAGGCCGCCGTTGAGGGGCTCAAGAACAGCGGCGGGAGTTGGTTCGGGGTCGATCCACGGGGCAACGCTTCAGCAGCTCGCAACCCGGCCAGGGGCGTGGCGATCGGCGAGGGCGTCCGTGACGACGGTCGAAAGCGACGCGACGAGGCGGACGGGTATGATCGTACGCACCCCGCCGCTTTTGGTTGGAAGTCGCCTCGCACGTCGTCAACCGCAACATCGGCGCGCAAGGCCGCGAGCGCCCGCATCGCGAAAATACCCCTCACGCTTTCGCGGTGGATCGCCGCGCACTATCGGCCGTGATCGAAGTCGAGCAAGACGAGGCGGGCGGCTGGCGGTGGAGCATGGTTTCCGGCGCCGGCCGCCTTCTCGTGTACCGGACCGGCTACGCCACCGCGAACGACGCGGTCGCCTCGGCCCGCTGCTACCGGGTCGCCTTCCTCGCTTATGCGAACAGGTGCGACCATCGCCAGGGCGCTTGTGTGTGATCGTCCTCGGGCAAGACGCCTTGGGCGATTGGGCCTGGATGATATTGGACCGCTCCGGCCAGCTCGTCACCAAAGGCGACAACCTGTCCAATCGCATGCTCGCGGTTGAGGTCGCCATGGCCGTGTATCGCGGCTTGCACAGCCGGGCCGAGGCCAGCCTTGATCCCGCTATCCGCCTCATGTGGCCCGACGAGCCGGACCGCACTCGCATTGCATAGCCATTGCGTCGGTACGCAAACCGAGTTACTCGGAAGCGCAAGACGCGGGTGGGAGCTAGTCGGTATGCCTCGTGCTAAGAAAGACGCTGTGCGGGCCGTTTGCGCGGAATGCGGGGCGAGCTTCGAAACGCGGCGCTCGGGCCGGTTCTGCGGGCCGGAGCATAAGCTCGCTTTTGGGAATCGGATGGCGGCGCGGGGCAAGGTCGTCATGCCTTACCTCTTGGCGTGGATCGCGGGTCGGGGCGGCGGCAACACGCCGGCCCATCCTGTGGCCGGTCCGTCTATGCGCGAGTTGACCCAAATCGTTCGCGGCTTTCTCGACGAGGATATTGCCGACAATCGCCCCGTCGCGACCGATTATGCCGAGAAGCTGTTCGCGACGGGGTATCTGTATATCGACCGCAAGGGCCGCAACAAGAAGCGGTCTAAAGCGTCGACGTGACCGATCTAGCGAGGCGGGCGACCTCGTTGGGAACACGGGGGTCGGCCGCGATCGACGCCAAGTCGCGGTGCATCCATTTGTTCTTGGCCCACGACCATGCGGACATGCCGGCGAGCATGACGACGCCCGTGACCGCGCCCACGACCTGTTCGCCCTGGACGCCCCATAGCGTGGTGAGAACGGGCAGCTTCAAGCGGCTGGCCGCCGCCGTCACGATCCCGCCGGCCAGGGCCGCCACCACGATACGAACTTGCGCCTGGAGCTGGAGCGACAGGGGGGACAGGGGAACGACGACGTTTGCCGGCAACGTCGCATCGGCAGGCGCGAGAACCTTACCGACAGCGGCGTTGATGCCGGCAACAGAACCGTCGACGCTAAACTTGCCTTCGCGAACTCCGATGGAATTGGGTTCGGGATCGGGTGTATCGGCCATACCAGCTTCTCCTATAGCTCTTTCGGCAAGCGCCACGAGGCCCACCAAGCGGTTCCCGGCATATAACCGGCGGTGCGTCGACGCCAGCCGTTGCGGTACTTGGCGTTGCTCGGCCGGATCGCGATGATCTGATCGTAATAGGCGTTGCGGGCCGCGGCGAAGCGCCGCGCCGCTTCCTCAAGGCCGATGTTGGCGAGCCAATCGAGATAGGCCGACGCGGTGAGCGATCCGACGTCGCCATCGTCCGCCACACCGATTTGCCGCTGCATGAGCTTGGTGCCCATCACGACGCCCGCGCCCCACAGCATATCGTGCCATGACGCCGTGACCGGATTCCAGACGCACAGGTCAAGGTCGGGCTGATCGTAATACAGGGACCGGGCGACCTGTAGCGCCTCGGCCTCCGATAGCGCGGCGATGCTTTGCGGCGTGATGACAGCGTTCGGTCGATACGTCGCCAGCGCGCCGGCCGTGACGCCCCATTTCGATCCGCACAGGATGCCGCGATACCAATTGCCGGTATCGGCCGTGTCCATCGAACAGACGCCCGTTTCAAACGTCTCAAGGAAATGGCGCTCGAAGGCGTCGACCGTGACTATCGGGGTCCGGCTGTAGGCGATCAGGGCGGCGGGGGTCGGCATAGCAGCTCCTTATTTGGGTCCGGGCGTGTTGAGAAAAATGCCGAGTGCCTTCGCGGCGCGGTCCTTGATCGTGGCGGCCATGGACGACTTGCCCGCTTCGATCAGGCCTGATCCCATGCCCCCGAAACCAACGCCGATCCAAAAGGCCGAGCCCGCGGCCATGTCGTGATCCACGACCGTTACGAACGCGCCGAGTGCGGCGAGAAGGGTGAGGCTTATTTCCGCGGTCCGAAACTTAAGGAGTGGGGCGCGGACAAGAACGACGGTGGCAACGGCGATCACAGCGGGGGCGATCGGGATGGACATTCCCGCAACGCTGGCAACGCCTGGCGCGGCAACGCCTGCAATTCGAGCCGCCGCGCTATTCGGATTCATTGCCCTATTCCTGCCCCTTTCGCGACCGCCATGAGGGACGCAATCAACACGACGAGGACAAATATCAGGGCTGGGCGGGCGATGCGAGGCCATACCGAGACAAAATCAATCTCGATTGTATGCTCGCGTCGATTGCGAAGCGCCGGGATGACGAAAGGATAGATGGCCACAAGAATAAGCATCCATCCCGCGACGACGGGAAGCGTAATCGTATCGAACAGACGCTTGACCATGAGGACGCGGCCCACAAACTCATTGCTGACATTCGGGTCCCCGAAACAACTCATATAGACAACTTCGGGGCTGCACCGAATGAACGCCGCGGTGGCGCACAGCGCGGCCATGACCCGGAACAGAAAAGCCAGACTCCTGGGATGGTCGATGAACCGGAAATGCCAGATATCGCGCACCATCCATCCTAGAACGACCGCGGCGAATACGCTGATCGACAGGACGGCCATGAAGGCCGACCCGAAGGCCCACGGATTGTTGCCGAAGCTTGGGGGAAACGGCGACATGCTGGACGCGATGGCGGTAACGGTGGTGGCCGGGTTCTGTGACATGAGGCCTCCTATAGCCAATCGCGCACAATGAACGCCCATTTGGTGTTCTTGGGGTCGGTCCGCTCATAGGTGTCGAGCTTGAACAAGCCCCAATGAATTCTTTCGTTTAGAGCTGGTGTCGGGTCGGGGTCCTCGACGACCAAAACGCTTTTGGACTGACCCAACAAACGCGCCATGGTGTAGAGCTGCCGACGCTCCTCGTCTTGAAGGTCGCCAAAGGTCCACGAATATCCTGGCACAACGACACCGTCGTCGATTCCGAAGCCCCCGCCCATGAGGCGGTCAACCGACGAGGTATCCTCGAAAGGCCGGCCCGCGCCCCATTGCGGCCCCCACGTCGGCCGGAACGACAGACCGGCGCGCACGACACCAATAGCGTAATTGATCGGCAGCGTACCGGGTGACGAAATCGAAATGAAGCGCACGGTTTGCGGTGCTGGCAGGACAAGCAGGAAATGCTGCGGAACAATACCGGACATGTCGCTTTGTGCGGCCGGAACATATTGGCTGAATACTTGCGTCTTGGCATCATCGGCAATACCGGCAATGATTAGTCCACCGCTGGACGTATCATTTGTATATCCAACAAAAACTGTGTCAATTGACTGCATAGAACCAAGATCTACGTTGAGATAATTAGTTGAGTCCGTAGTGGTGACGACAGTTGCCTCTTTGGGGTTGGGAGTCATCACGCGAGTTGGATTTGAGAAACCCTTTCCGAAAGCGTCGACTATTCCCTTCGGAGGCATGATCGAAATGACGCTCATGTGTAGGCCCGCTTCAAGACGGTTAGCAGGGTGCCGTTCGTTTGTTCGGCCACGCCGATCACGAACACGACTGCGCCACCTTCATAGCCGAGCCGATCCGCATAGATCGTCACGACCTGAAACAGGAGGTCGCTTCGCTGGCCCGGTACAAGCGTAATATCTCGGACCAACGGGCCAGCCAGGAATTGCGCCTGCCGAGCGACCTCCGTGTCGGCATCGGCCTTGTACGCAATCGGCGACATGATGGAGCTGGCGAGCGCCTTGTCGCCCCATGCGGCCGAGGCGCCAGATATGGCCGCCGTCGTGTAACGGCCATCGGCTTGGAGATAAGCCCCATATCCGGCGGGTACGGAGGTCACGGCTTAGGCGGGCACGGGCTTGGTGGAGTCCGGCTCGGTCGGAAGGTACTCGCGCAATGGCGCGGGGTCGGCATCCTTGTCGGGCCAGGACGTCCCGGCCGGAGCCGCATCCCCAATATCGCGACGCATAGCTTTGACGATGCCGTCGCCTCGGTCGTTATCCGCCAAACCGTGCCACGCGTGTATGGTCGCATAAGCGATCAGGCCGCCGGCCAGTTCCTTGGCCGCGTCGGATACTTCGGCGCGACGGGCATATAGGAATTCGCCTAGGCCGACGATTTGGTCCACGGTCGACGGTGAACCTCGCAATGCGCGGAACGTATCGACCATGTCCACCGGAAGGCTAGGCACGGGAAAATCGAAAATGGCGTTGCGGGCGTCTGTGTGATTGGCGAACGTCTGCATGCCATGCGCTCCAAATAGGAACGTCCCCATATCGCGACGCGCGCCTTTCGCCTAGCGGTAGCGAATACCCACCACGATATCCGATTGCGACAGCGTCATCTTGCTTGATCCGAACCAAGTTACTTTAATGTTTCGCGATCCAGCGCCGATATTCTTTCTGCCGCCGATGATGATCGGCGTTTCCGTGTATCCCGCCGAACCGCCAATTTGTTTGATCTGCTGGCCATCAAGGTAGCAGGACATTCCCCATGGCTCGCTTCCGCTAAATCCGTAATAGCCGTGAATGCCTTGGTATTCGATCGAAATGTCGGCGTTTTGCGTGAGGTTGATATTGAAATCGAACACAGTTTCTATGGCCATGGGATGCCTCGTCAGGGTTGGGCGCTACCGGAGGAGTGGCCCCCGCCGCCGGAACCGCCCGAGCCCCCGGAAGACACGGAACCGCCCGAGCCCCCGGTCGCCGATCCGGTATTGCCGTCGCCCGATCCGGTAAACGTATTGGTATTCGACATGATAATCATATCGCTCGCCGAAGCGGGGTCAATTTGCCCCGTGCTTACGCTGTTGCGAGTGGCGAGCCCTCCCTGCCCCTGGAAACTGGCCGCGTTTCCTTGCGCGGTCTGGTACGCGGCATCGGTTGCCGTAAAACCCGTTTGAGACAAAATGTACTGTTGGCCAAAAGCGATGCTTCCCAGGGGGGCCAACGCTCCGAAACCTTTGAGAAACTCCGATCCGTATGACGCAGAGTCAAGGGGCGCGAGCGCGCCAAATCCGGTCAATAAGCTTGATCCATATGACGCGCTATTGACGGTGGCGAAGCGGCCTTGTCCTTGAAAACTCGCCGCGTTGTTCAAGCTTGTGCGATCCGCTCCGGCCTGCGCGGGCTTTAACACATCGATCGCCGTACCATCGGCATAGGTTACATCGGTTGACACGATTGCGGCCGAGACTTCGCCGGCCGAGTGTATCCGGTAATTGCGTTGAAACCCGAGTTTGCGCGTGAGGAGCGGCTGAAACGTCGCGTCGCGCGCGACCGTGTCGGCTTGGAGCGCCTCAACCGAGCCGGTCCACGCCATTTGCCGGATGAACAAGAGCCCGGTCGGGGTAAAGGCCCACATGCAAGTCATGGGGATAATCAGACGATCCAAGACGTTTGCGATCGTCTCATTCGTGTCGTCGACATGGACCCCGACCGTGGCCGAACGCCAGGACAGCGCGTCGCCCATGTTCCCCATTTGCGCGGTCGGCGCATAGATCGTGAGAAGCCGGGCCGTAATCTCGGCCATCGTCGTCACGAACCCTGTCCCGACCTCGCCTTGAAGGTCGGCGGTCAACGGGCCGGATGGTTGGGTCCACCATTTCACGCAACAGATTGACGGCGCGACGACGGCGCCGCCGGACGGGACGGAGGCGGCCCGGAGCGCGTTGAGGGTCGATAGCGCGTCACCCTGCCACCCGATCGTGTTCGTCGAGCCGGCCGGATACCCCTTGTCCTTGACGAGGACGAACGCGTTGATGGGTTGCGCCGGGTCGCCGAATTCATAGACATTGTTCGCCGCGTCGAGGAGGAAGCCTTCGACATTGAACACGGTTCCCCATGTCCGTCGCTTGACCCTGCCGACCGCATCGCTCCCGCCTTCCAAGTCGCCCGTACCGGCGAAGGTGTTGGGGAGAAGCGTCTTGTTGAGCGCGGTCGTGAGATCGCCGATCGTGAGGGTAAGCCGGCCCCCATCCGTCTTGACGTCGGCCACAGTGCCGACCATGCGAATGGACCAAACCGGGTTGGGCAACTCGTCGTCGCCAGCCGACACGACGATCAGGGCGCCCTTCCAATACAGGTTCGCGAGCTGCGACAGGTTGGATCGGTCGCTCGGATACCAAACGATATCGGCGGTTTGCGGGACGGCGGCGCCGTTCGGACCGCTATCGTTCCATCCGGCTCCGGCGGAGAACCGGGCGCGAACGCTGATCCCGGCTCGCCAATCGTTGAAGCCCTTATGGGTGTAGGCCTTGGCCCCGCCCCCGGCGAGCCGCACCGCGACGGCTTGGCCTTGGCTCGTCTGCGGCCCGGCCTCAACAAGCGTTGTGCTGGCCATGCCTTCTTCTTCCTAGACTAGCTGTGTGTTGCGGCTCGTGAGGGATGCACCACCGCCTCCCCCACCGGCTGGGATAACCGCCGAAGTGGCGCCGTTCTGCTTAAGCTGTGCCATGATCTGCGCCAATAGGTCGTTTGTCTCGCTTGTGTTGTCGGCCACCGTATTGACCGCTGCGGTGGTGGCCTGTTGCAGGCCGGCGGCGGTGTTGATGCGATCGGTTTCGGATTGAATGACCGATTGCGCGCCGGATTGGGCCAAGTCGCGATCCGAGGAATAGGCGTCGCCAGCCGTGCCGTAAGCATCTTTGCTCGTGGATAGGAGGTTCTGGTACAGCGTGGCCAGGGTATCGGCCGCACCATCAACGCCTTGGTCGGCTTGGCCCTTGGCCGTGGCGATTTGCCCGAGAATGGCGGACCGCTTGTCGGCCGCGCTTCCTTCGAACAGGTCCCCACTCGACAAGCTGGTAAGGAAATCCTGTAGGCTCCCGACCGATGCCTTGAGCGTGTCCGACACGAGCTTGGTTCGCGCATCCGCGTTGGCCTTCTCCACGGCCAGGACGTCGAGCCCATACTTTTTCGCAATGGCCACGCTATCCGCGGCCTGTGTGTCGAACGTGTCGAACGTGGCCTTGAGTTGAGCGCCTATCCCGCCAATCGCAACCTCGACGGCCTTGACCTTGAGCGCCTCGGAAACCGCCTTATTCGGATCGCTGGCGTTCTGCTGGAGCGCGGCTTGCACAGCGGCCGACACGCCTTGCACCGCGCCGTCCCGGATCGCATCGGCCAGCGCGGCGGCCTCCGCCTCCTCCGCGCTTCCATACTTGGTCGTGGTGCCGCCCTTGGTCCGCCCCGTGCCCGAGCTGTCCACGACATATTTCTTGTCGCGCATGCCGATCGAAACGGCGAAATTGCCGAGCGTCCCGCCGACCTGTTGAAGGATCGTGTCAAGCGCGTCGTTTACCGCGCCGCCCGTCGTGGTGGCAGCGGCGATGCGGGACGCCGAGTTGCCCGACGTCGACGTGATGGCGGCCGAGCCGTCCACGTTGCCGAGCGTGACGCTTCCCTTCTTGGTCGTCTTGAACAAGCCGCCGATGATGCTTCCTACGATGGCGCCGATTTCCTGGCCGCCCGGAATGCCGGACAGCGCGCCGGCCGCGCCACCTATCTCGGCGCCCGTCTTGCTCGTCTTAAGCCCGATCGACTTGGCGATCGGCTCGAATATCTGATTAGCCGCCTCGCCCGCCGCCGCGCCGCCGAACGCCTTGCCCGCATTCTTGCCGATGCTCGTCGCCGCGTCGTCGCTGATCCCGATGCCTTTCGAGATTTTCGAAACGGCGTCGCCGAAATCGGCATCGCGCTTTTGCTGTGCCGGGTCCTGACCGAACAGGCCAGAAAGCGAGCCGATCCCGGCACTTACCGCTGATCCTGTTTTTCCACTGAATAAAGAGCCGATATCGCTTCCGACCGTCTTGAACGCGTCGGTTATGCCTTGGCGGAGCTGATCCGCACCGTCTTTGGAGCCGTTGACGATCCCGGAATGAAACGACGCGTCGGCCTGTTTCAGGACGTCGGCAACCTCCTCCTTGAAGCTGCCCGACACGCCTTGATCGAATACGGTCGTCGCGGTTTCGGATGCGGATTGAGCCTGTTCCTTGCGATTTGCTTGGCTCGCGGCATAGCCGAGTTCGACCTCCTCCCCGATGCCGATTTTGCCGGCGGCGAACAGGGCTTGAATATCCGAAATCGTTTTTTGGTATTTGGCCGCGCTGCCTGTCGTCTTTTCAAATTGTTCACGAAGGCGTTCTAGGGTCGCCTCGCGACGCTTCTCCTCCTCGGCGGCCTCGCGTGTCGCCTTGGCCTGTGCGCGTGTTGCTGCGGTTGCATTCTTCTGCGCTGCTTTCGCTTGATTGACGGCCTCTATGCCGCGTGTGATTTCGGCGGTGGCCTCGGCCTGGGTGATTTTTCCGGACTCGAGGTCAGCCTTGGCGCTCCTTCGGGTTTCGGCCAACTTCGCTTCGGCGCGATCAACGGCGGTATGAGCCGCGGCCAATCGCGCGTCGTCGTCAATCTGCCCGGCCGTTGAGGCCCGCCCTTCTCGTGCTGCCGCCGTTGCGGCCTTTTGCCTGTTGGTCGCTTCGAGTAGGCCTTGATTGAGGGCCTCTCGACTGATCTTGCCATCATCATACGCTTTGCGGAGTCGGCGTTCGCTAGCCTCATAAGCCTGATTGGCGGCCGTAACTTTGTCTGTGGCCGCTTTGATGCCGCTTAAAACCGTCGTGAAATCCGCATCCCGGAGCGCTGATCGAGCGTCGCCGATCGCCTTTTCGTTATCGGCGATGGCAGATTCCGTGATGCCTACGCCAGCCGCCGCGACGGCCTGGACGCCGCCGGGTACGGTTCCCCCCTGGGGGGTTTGGGCCGTCGCCTTGAGGCCGGCTAGCGTCGTGGCCAGAAGGCCGCGTTTGGCGATGGCCTCCTTAAGCGCTTGGCGTTCGGCCGCGACCGAATAGGCGATTTCCTCGCCCTTGGTTTTGGTGAGACGCCCTGTCGCATCGTCGAGCTTCTTGGTGGCGTCGACCAACGAGCCGAAAGCCTTACCCTCCTTGCCGGCCGCGTCCTCGCCGTCGAGCAAAGCGGACACGAGGCCCGCCACGACTGATATGCCGATCGTAAACGCGATGCCCCACGGGCCAGATAAGAACGTGCCGACCTTGCCCAACCCGTCCCCCGCAAAGGTGGCGGCCTGGGCGAGCCGGGGAAGCTCTAAGGAGAACGCTCGGATCGGATTTTGTCCGGCGATAATGCTGTCCGTGAAAGCTCGGATGGAATGCTCGGCCTCGCCCGCCGCGATGCGTGACCCACCGAGGCTGTTTTTGTGTCCGTCTAGGGTTGGTTGCGTGGCCTTAAGCGCCCGCTCAACCCCCAATTCGGCCGATGCGACACGGAGTTGGGCCGCCGCTAATTGATCCGCTGCGCGAGCCTGATCCGCCGCGCTGCCTTTCGCTGCGGCGGCCATCGCGGCTTGAGCCTTGGCCAGATTGGAGGCGGCCAACTCGGCCCGCTGTTCTGCAACCGCCAGTGCGCCGGATGCGAGGCTCGCTTTTGTGATAGCCGCGGCGGTTGTTTCCGCCGCATTACCGACGCCAGCCGTGGCCGCCGCCTGTTCCGTCGCCGCCTTGGCGCTTTTGCCCATGGCGTTGAATATGTCGTTCTGCCGATCGAAAAGGCTCTTGCTTCCCGCCGCCGCGCTCGTTGCAGCTTTCCCGACATTCTCCAGCCCTTCCGCCGCGCCCTCGGATGCGGTTTCCACGGCCTTGCTGGACGTGGCCACGTCCGTTTGCGCTTTGCCAATTCCTTCGAGCGATTCTGCGACCTCGCCCGCGCCTTCGGCGGCCTGCGATCCGTCGAACCGCATGACGGCGCTAAGGTCGAAATCAGCCATGGGCGAAAAAGCCTATCGTTTGCGCGCCCAATAGCCGAGCGCCGCGACCTCCATTACACGGATATCCTGGAAAATGTGAGGCGGCACGGTGCCGCGATCCGTGGCTAGATCAAGCGACCGCGCGCTCGCCTCAAGCTCGGATCGGAGGATGCCGGCGCGCATGGTGCCCGCCATTCCAAGCGGTATCCATTGCCAGGGCGCATCACAGAACAAGGCGAAGCTCGCGACCATATCCGGCCACACCGGAACGTCGTCGGCGCGTTCCTCGTGGCCAGGGGTGGCGAAAGCGGCCGGGTCGATCCCAAACCGCTCGCAATCCCGTTCGAACTCCGTCTTTACGGCTTCGTCGCGGCCTTCTCGGTCCCGGCGGTCGCTTCGTCCGCTCGCCCACCGGACTGCGAGCCTTCGGAGTTTCCCAAGCGGGTCGCCACCCGGCCGCCCACCGCGGACATATATGCGAGCGTGAAGGCGCCCATAAAATTGGGCAGATACACGACCCTTCGGAGGTTATCGTCCGTAAACGGAAGCGTTGAACCGCGGTAGGTAATCCGGCGCCATCCGGAACAAAGCGTTTTGACGACAACGAACTCGTCACGCTCCTCCGCGACGGTCCGCCCATCCTCGGCCAAGCCAAACACGGACCGAACCTGCTCCTTGTCGACCAATTCGACGAGGACCTCGATTTCGTGTTCCACCGGCTGGGCGATGCCGTCGTTCTCGCCGGCCACGAGCCCCGCCCATGCCACGGGTATCCATAACAAGGGGCGGTCGAGAAGCTCGTATGCCATGAAGTTGCCTTTATCCGGACGTGAATGCGATTTCGTCGTTACCTTGAACCGCAAGCGCCGTCACGGGCAGATTGCACATGACCTTTCCTTGCTCCTCGGACAAGGTGACGTTGTCCGAGACTTGCAGCGCCGGGGCCGCGATGCCGATGACCTGACCCGTCATCGTGCCGTTGGTGAACTGCGCCGGCATGGTCGTGCCGGGCCGCACCGCCGAAAAGTAATTCTGCGACGCGAGGTCGGGAAGCTCGATGATGATGTTGCCGCGCCACGCTCGGTTCGCATAGTTGATCCGATCCGCCGGGCCGATCAGGGATCGAAGCGCGACGTCACTGTTGCTGTTCATTTCCCACGAGCGAAGCGGCGCGGCATATCCGGCGAGCATGAACGCCGAGTTTTGCGAGGACGACAGCACGGGCGCGTTGTAGCCCGTAATCGTGGGCGTTCCCGGCGCCGTTTCCTGGGCCAGGGTTTGCGGAGGAACACCGAGAAGGTTGAACGACAACGTCGGATAATCATCGTCGGCCACCTTGAAGCCGACGGAGCCGCGCATGCCGAGCGATTGCAGGAGAAGATTGTCGAGAAAGGCCCAATGGGTCGCGCTGGGCACGCTCGACGTGGGAGATTGTGAAACGCCCGTGCTGGAATTGGTGACGGGTACACCGAACCCACAGAACCGGGTCGCCAGCATCCACGGCGGGACACCGGCCTTGGTGCCGGAACCACCCATTTCCATATCAAACGTGCAGCCGCGCTTGAACGACGTAAGCGCGACAGGATCGGCGCCGAAATAGGCTTTCTCGATCGCGCGGACCTTCTTGTCCGCGTCCATGAAGGTCGGCTGATAGTTAAGGACCTGTAGCGCGTCCGCGCCCACGGTCGGCCCCGCATCGATACCTTCGGTCGTCTCCGCCTTGAGGAGAATTACCTTTTTCGTCCAATCCTTCGCCATGTCGGCAACTCCTTAGCTGGCGGGCTGCGCCGTGGCGGTGTTCCCGTCGACGGGGCGGGCGTCGGCGGCCGCTTTCATCTGATCGGCCACGTCCGCGATCATGGCGTCCGAAATCAGGCCGTCCGGATCGGTCGTGCGCTTGGCCCCGACCAACGCCTCGGCCCGGAGTCGGTCGTTGAGGGGATAGTTGCCGCTCATGTAAACGCCCGTTTCGGCGTCGACCTCGGCGGGGGCCGTTTCGACCTCCCACGGTTCGGGCTGTTTCGCGTCGTCCGCCATGCCTTGCGCTCCATGGAATGAGGCGCGGACAATACGGCTCGCCCCCTGGCCCGTTAAGGCTGAACGCGCCCTAGAAGTTGAGGCGATAGGTCGTGCGGAACAGGCATTCGCCGAACACGTCGACGTCGGACGTGGCGCGGAGAACGTACCTATCATAATCGAGCGGCTGTTCCGCGCCGTCCGGAGTCCATGCCACAAGCTGGCGGATCACGGCTTTGCGGGTCCGCTCGACTTGGTCGACCCCCTTGGCGTCTTTGCGCGCGAGCTGTTCCGCGAACAGGACGGAGAGTTGCACCGTGACGCGCTGGGCATGCCCGCCCGCGCCCCGGATGAAACGATTTGGCTCGGCCGTTTCGCTCGCGACCGATACGAAAGCGCACGGGGTCCGGACAATCTCGCCCGTCATGGCGGCCGAGGCGGCTTGGATATCCGTGACGGAAAGGAAATACTTGAGGGCGAGGAGGCGTTGCCGGACCGAGCCTAGGTCGATCGCGAAGCCAAGGGGGTCGGGAACGGGGTCGGGATCAGCCATGTAAGAGGCCCTTCAAGTGATCGACGAACGCCTCGCCTAAATCCTGCTTATCCTGTTCGTCGAACCCGATGAAGGGCCGCGCGGGCAGGTTGGTCCGCATCCCGTGCGGCCGGACCGTGAACGTCTTGGGTTGCGGAAGGGGAATGCCGAAGGCGGAGTTGATGGTGCGAAGGTGCTTTACCACGACGGTTTGCCGGTGCGAGCCGAATTGGTTGGCTAGGGCCTTGACAGGGTTCTTGAGCCCGTCCGATCCGACCTCAACCTCGCCGGGCCGGACCTCGCTTCGAATGCTGTCCCGAAGGTCGCCCGTGTCGACCAAGATTTTCGCCTTGTTCGGACCATGCGCGCCGACCGCTGATCGAACCTGCCGCTTGGTTTGCGCCCACGGAACGCCCCCCGGCCCCCGCCCCGTGTCGAACCGCTTGAGGACGGATGCCTCTAGGACGCTCGCCGCGATATAGAGGAGCGGGGTCGGGTCCTCGCCTAGGTTCTCGACGCGCCGGAGGACGCGCACCGCATCATCGAGCCCCTTGACCTCAAGCGACGTCGAGAACCCTCGCGCCATGGGTCAGGTGCCTTGCCGCCAGCACGGGTTTGGATTGTAGCCGAACGGCGCGGAAAAGCTGTCCAAGACGCCCGTGCCGGCGAAAGTCGGAGCGTCCCGGTCCATAGACGACGTGGCATAGCCGATATTATTGGCTGTGGCGGGGGCTGTGGCGCCGGTTTCGATCGGGAGGCTCATACGCCCGGCCTGGACGTCCACGAGCTGCTGGCGGGCACGGGAGGCGGCTTGCGTCGCCGCATCCGAGACGCGACCCGTGTTGACGTACAAGGCTTCACGCGCCAGCGCGGCGACCCATCCCTGTACGATCCGCGGGGGTGAACCGATCGGGGTAACGTAGCGCGCCCCGAGGTAGCCGTCGACGACCTCGCTCGCGTCGCTGATCGCGTCGCTTACCTTGGTGCTGTCATAGGTCGGTTCGACGTCCGGATCGGCCGCCGTGTCGTTCGTGAGGAGGATCGTTTCGCGCTCGCCGAAGCGACCGAGATAGTCGGGAACGGAGAGGTACGGCATGCCTAATCCTTAGCCTTGCCGCGACGTGCGCGAATGCACAGCTTTACGATTGCGACAAAGCTTTCGGTCCACAGCCAAACCGATACTCCAAAGCCCACGACGGCTAAGAGCCATTGCCCGGTGGGGGCGAAGGTGGACACGAGAAACGACACGATCCACCAAGGTCGACAGGTTCGAAGCTGCATCCCGCGAACTCCATGCGAGGACAAGCAACGCTTGTACCCACGCGACGGCGTACAGCCTATACCAATACGCGCTCCGAACCTCGAAACTACTGCCGGAAATCAATCGGATCACATGGAAATCAAGCTCTAGGGCAAAAGAGGCGACGATCACGGCTTGAAGCGCGGTGATATCGCACATGATGCCCCGGCACGAGCGCGGCCACGCCGCCGCAATCAGAAACTCGGCCCCGCATATCAGGGCCGCGACAAAGTCGACCGCGAGATTGACGGCCGGGCTGATATGCACGTCGAGAAACGTGGCCAGGGCGGCCAACACGACCCAATCAAGCAAGAGAATGGCCGCCACCCGGATCGTGCGCGCGTCCCGGCCAATCACGGACAGGACAAAGGCGAGCCCTAAAGCATAGGGCAGGATCGCGAGCGGCGGCCAGGGCATCACGGCTTGACCGGCGGCTTGTCGTTGCCACCGCTGTCCGGCTCGGGATGCGGCGTCGGGGTGGGCGTGGGGGTCGGCGTCGGTTCGATCGGCTGGGTTGCCACTGTGTCCTCCTTACCCCGTGCGGACCCATGCCCCCACGGCGGCCGAATAGACATAGCGGACGAACCCGCTCGCGGACAAGGTCGTGATCCCGCCGCGCACCGTGCCGCCCGTGATCTGGACCGCCGTGATTGTGTTCGTCGTGGTGATGACGGCGCGCTGCCCGTCCACCGGAGCCGGGGGCAGGACGATATTGAGGGTCGCGAGCAGGGTGGCCGAGTTGACGATCAGGAGCGATGCGCCGTTCGCCATCGCCACCGTGTTGCCGGTCGACGGGGCCACGACTTGTGGCTGATCCACCATCGCGGCTTGAACCATCGGCGTGGTTGCGATGCCGGCCACATTGCCCGAGCTGTCCGGCCCCTGACCCGCCACCGCCTTGACGATCCCGGTCGGGATTTGCGCTTGGACCGCCGTGATTTGCTGTTGCAACCCGGTGACCGTCGTGTTCGCCTCGGTCCGCGGCATGTAGGCGGCAAGGTCCGATGATGTCGCTGCGGCATCGGCTTTTGCCTCTACGGCCGATAGCCTCGTTTGCAGTACCCGAACTGCACCGTCGTCGGCAACGCTTTGAATTACGGTTTGGCCGTGCGCGCTTCCCAAAGCGACTGCAATGATCGCGCCTGAGCTGGCAGCGGCAAGAACAAAGCGATTCATGTCAATCTCCGCAAAGCAGGTTCGGCATCGGTCGGGTCCTTTCGGGGGTTGGGTCTGCTAGTAGCTATCGACAGTGCCGGACCCGCTCGGCAGGCGGCCCGAGCCGATCGGGTTGCGGAGGTGGATTTTGGCTCCGGTGGTGTTGGCTACATAGGTCCGGCTGTTGCGGATCGAGGAGGTCTCCTGCGCCCACATCTCGGCCGTGTCGTCGGTCTGGAACCCGGTGCTGATCTCGCCGCTGTCCTGGAAGTCCCGGTCCCCGCGATCGGCGATGGCCTGGGTGCCGAACAGCGCGAGCCGGCTCTTGCCGATCCATCGCACCGCCCCGCCTCCGGCTAGGCTGTACTTGCCGTTGATGTCGATCCCGATCACGTTGTCGTGGCCGGTATGATCGTTGTCGCTAGGCGACCCAACCATGCCTGCGGTGTTGCCGACGCAGTCGATGGTGACGACGTAGCTCTGCCCCACATAGTCCGTGCCGCCAGTCGTCGCGGGATCATCGTGGAAGTTGAACAGGTCGGCGCTGGCGACCGCGGCAACGACGCGGGCCAGAATGATGTAACCGGTCGTGTGATTGGCCGAGATCACGTTGCGGGCGGTGGCTCCCGCGATTTCCGATCCGGCGTAGCGGAAGCTGCTGTCCTCGATCGCGATGTTGCGGGTGGCGACCGCGGTCGCGTCCGCGGTGCCGACACCGCCCTCGCAATCGATGCCGCTGACGTAGAGCGACACCGTGCCGAAGGTGAGGCACCGGGTGCCCAGGGTATAGACCCGCACGTTGCTGGCATCGGCCAGGGGCGCCCGGCCATCCGCGAAACGCGCATAAAGCGTGCTGCCGCCCTGCGCCCACCCGCAGGTGCCTGCCTTGAGCGCCGCGCCATCGAGCGCGCTCGCGCTGGCGTAGTTCGCGCAGCCGGTGAAGTTGCCGTAGGCATCGAGCGTGAGCGGATCGCGCACGCCGCTCGTGTTGGCGCCCGCGCCGCTGTAGCTGTTGGTATAGGTCGCGTCTTTGGCCCAGGTGACGAGCCGGATCGGCCCCATGGCGACCGGGCCGCCATAGCCGACGATCGCGGCCGGCTGGGTCGCCACCATCGCCCCCGCCGTACCGCCCGACGCCGCGGCGCTGTCGGTGCAGTCGTGGGTGCGGTCGTAGAGGCCGGCCCGGATCGCCACCATGAAGGGAGCGGAGGTCGCGTTGCCGTTCTTCAGGGCCTGCCAGCAGGACGCGCACGCACCGGCCTCGCTGGCACCGCAGGTCGTGCCGTCCGATCCGCCCACCCGGACGTAGATCGGGGTCGTCGCGAACACCGCTGCCGGGATCACGCATTTGGGGTCGAACGGGGTCGAGTAGACGCCCGCGCGCTCGCGGTAGATGGACAAAGTGCAACCGGCCGGCTGCACAAACCCAAGCCCGGGCGGGATCACCTGAAGCCCAGGCGTGACCACGGTGGGGGCCAGAGCGCGAATTCGCTGTTGCGCATTTAAAGCGAAAGCTTGAGCGTCGTAATCCTGCGCCATTACTGGAAGCGCGATAACGAACGCAAGCGCAAACACGAGAAGCTTTTTCATTATCGCAGAACTCCCGTAGCGGAACCGGATTGCAGATTAAAACGCTGATACCATAGAGCGGATGGATCGCTTTCGGTCGCGACCGGAGCTTGCATGTTGCCGGACCATTGTTTGGCCGATCCGTCGATATAGGTCACGAGAACCCTCGTCGTGCCGCCGTCGATAGACCGATACAAAGCCACGGTGCCGGTCCATGTCCCGCTCAAGGTTTGATTGATGGGTCGGCCGAGCTGCGGCGTGAAAGCCGCGCTGTCCGTCTGTGTCGTCGTCGATACGGTGGTTGAGACTGGGGTGGGAGCGACGGATTGATAGGGCGGCACCGCGATAGGTGGCGGGGCGGTCGGGCCGCCGTTGAGTGTGACGGAGCCGCTTGGCGTTCCTGTGCCGGTCCAATCGGCTCTGATCGTGGTTCCGGCATACAGCTCGATTTCGGGAGCGGTCGCGGGAGCGGAGGTAAAGGTGGCGGTCGACGTCACGCCATTGTTGGCGGTCGACGTGATGACGAGCGTGTTGCCCCCGAAACTGGCCGGCATGGCAAGGCGGTAGCTGCCCGCCACGGGGTTGAAGTTGCCGCCCGAGGTCGTCCCCGTGGCAAGGGTATAGCTCTTATTCGTCACGGACACGCCCGCCGACGTGAAATCGGCAATCGTTCCATCCGGATTGCGGGTAAAGACGTCCGTTACCTGTTTCGGTGATCCGGACGGCCCGACCGTGTTGGGTGAAGATATGACTACAGTGCCCTGCGCCAAGACGGAACCGGACAGGGCGAGAGCGGCAAAACCGGCAAAGAATTGGCGACGCATCATTATTCCTTCAACGAAAAGGGGCCGCGCCGACAATGCGGAGCGGCCCCTCGGGTTCATTTGCAATCCGGTATCAAGCCGTGGGCGCGTCGGCCGCCTTCTCGGCCGCGACCGCCTCGTCGCGCTTGGCCTGGATCACGGCGGCACGATCCGCATTCGTCTTGACGTTCTCGTCGAACGCGATGCCCTCCGCGTCCGCCACCGTATTGAGCTGCGCCGTCGTCATGGAGCCGAGCGGCTTGTCCTTGAGGACGTCATAGCCTTCCGGCTTCGTCTCCTCGTCGCCTTCGCTGATCGCGGAGGACAGCGAACCCGGCGCGGGCTGGCCCGGCGCGCTGTTGTCGGGCGTGGGCGCCGGGGGCGTGAGGGGGGCCTTGCCCTGTTCCTCGGCGTGTTCGGCCTCGGCGCGGCGGCGGCGGTCGATCTCGTCGCGGAGCTGATCGTCGTCGTAACCGGACAGGTCGACCATGGAGCGGGCCGTCGCTTCCAATTCGTCGCGGCCCATGTCGGCGAGGGCCTTGCCCGGCGACGGGATCACGGCGGCGACGGTCGGCGGATGGGCGCCGATGCGGCCCAAGCCGATCAGATAGGTGCGGGTGCCGAAATCGACGCTGGGGGAAATCTCGTCGCCAAGGCTGTAAACCTTGCCGTCGATTTCGTCGCCCTCGAATTGGGCGTAAAGCTTGGGACGATCGACCATGAAGCGAACTCCAGATTGGGGCGGCCGGAGCCGCCCGCATGCGGTTACTGCGCGGCGAGGACGTTG